GTGTTCGCTGTTCCATACTTCTTCTATGGTATGGTTTCGCATGTTCATGGCAATGCCATCCTTTTTAACAAGGCCCGCAGTCTTGTCATCAACGTCAGCACCACTTGCATTTGCCGTGCAGCATACTCTTACGTCACCGTTGGGTCGTGTTGCTAGGTGTATCCATGGTAGGGCACAGAATGTTTTACTTCGTGTCATGCGTAAGCCTTCTTTTCATACTGTGCGTTTAGTTTGTCAAATGTTCCGCACTGCTTGGAGCATTCCTTGAGTCCATCCTTGCTCCAGCATGAACTAATTTTATCAAAGTGTCCGCTGGCAAATATTTCCTCAAATGATTCCTTGTTTAGGTTTGGCACGTTCTTAATCTTAATCATGTAGTCTATTCTGCTGCCACTGTATTGTGGAACCCAATCCAAATCCAACCAACAGCAAGGACTGACATTTCCGTTAGCACTCACATACAGTTGGCTGTCCTTCTGTGCCTTGCAACTAATTACGGGCATTACTTCTTCCTGTGCTGCCAGTGCTGGCTCAATCATCTGTTTGCTCTTCTGTGATGGATACAGTGTATTAATAATGTTGTAGTCATCATCTAATACTTCAAACTTGCCATCCTTGAATCTCGTTGTGTGCTTGATTGAGAATCCCTTAAAGCCTAACTGTTTGCTCATCCTTTCGCAGTCATCTACCTGATGTTCATTGTGTGCAAACACCAGCATGTCCCAGCGAGCATCTCCACCCGCACCTATGAATGCAAGTGCGTTATTAATTACTCTGTTCCAATCGGTATTGATTCTATACAATGCATGAGTATCTTCCAACCCATCTATGCCAAACACAACCTTTACCCTTGTTTCAGCAAGGCTTTCCCACCATTCCTTTTTTCTACCACTACCATTCGTATGCATCTGTAGGGTCATGTGTTCGTTGTGTTCCCTGCAGTAGCGGAATATTTCTACGGTATCCTTTGCCAACAGTGGATCGCCCAAGTTACCGCACATGTTCAGATGATTTAGTTGTGCTATGAATTCTGGCTTGAACCAAGATTTAAATGTGTCAAGTGTAATCTCTTCAAGATACAAACTATCAAGCAAAGGACCACCCGCCAATCGCCTTGGACACATTGGGCATCTTGCCTGGCACTTTGATGTAACCTCAAGATGTATTGATTTTATGTCTGCTAGTGAATACATTATTTCTGATTGAACCTTCTCATGGTTGCTTCAATTGTTGAATCATTAACATCAACATTTACTACCAACCAATAACTGTCAGTGAAACTATTATTAAATAGGTAGTGCATTTTAAGTGTATCAAGAAAGTATAGCCTACCAACTTCCCAATTTAGAATTCTGCCATCCAACACAAAGTTAAATGATGGAGCATTCACGTTTCTCAATGGCATTATCAATCTAAAGTTATCTGTTTCAGCCCCCGTGTAGTTCCAATCTCTGTGAGGTGGAAAGAATCCTCCAGGACCAAACTTTAGGAAGTGCGTCCTATAATAGTGTCCCTGCCATGGATTGAGTATTTCTTGTATCTGATTGTTTAACACCGGAGTTGGAACATTAAAATCTCTTTCTGAATAAGTCGTTCCATTTTCTTTATTATATTCATATAGACTATCAAGATCCGGGATGCCAGTTAGTCCGCCATCTAAACTCGTAACGCTGAGACCCCATCTGTTTACATCCTTGCGTGGATTGTATTTTACCCAATCGAAATTATTTGCCCAACCAATTAATGATTCAGCATCCGTGGTAACTTCCAACTCAATCATGTCTCCAAATCTTGCTAGGTGTCCGTAGTTCATTTGCTTCCTATTATCATAAATCTTTTATACTTAGGCAGTTCTAGTTCTGCACTCTTGGTTATGTTTAACCTGCTCTTGCGTTCAAAATCTGCTAGGTCCTTTGAACAATTTATGTGTTCATCCAATGCCCAGTAATCATTGCTCTGCAATACTATTTTACAGCCTTTGGGTATATTTTGCAACCACTTATTATACTGTGCCTGTGTTATGTGTTCGCAACTGGTATTAATAATTATGTCAGGATGTTCGGCATATTCATAGTCACACATGTCCGCAGTAACCGCGACAAATTTGCCTTCCATTTCCTGTCGCTTGTTTATGGTAACGGCAATCTCCTCACAGCCCGGATCCTTATCAACACTGACTATTTTCCTTATTCCAATTTCGCTGTTGAACAGCATGCTGGCAAGCACTCCATTCCAACCACCATGTATTACTATATTAGCATTGGTTAATTTGTTTGTTCTTTCTAAATTTTCAACTAACCAGGACTTGCTTTCCAATTGCCCTCCCCAGAAACTCTCAAGGGTTCTATCCCTGTCAGTGCTGTTGCGGATTGCATCCATCCAGAACTTTATATCTCTAATATCAATCTTCATTCTTAACCTTTGGTATCTTGCTGTCTGCAGAACTAACACAGGTTTCAGTCACACATGGTTTAGGAGTGTCAAATAATTTAAATCCTTCTGTGAGTGTTCCTAGTGATTGTTCGGAACAACTATAGGCTCTTTTGACTTCATTTCCTCGTATAATCACACTCTGATATCCTGCGTTACAATTCCATCCCTTGAATTTATTAAACCCAAATGCATTCATTCTTTCAGCCTGATCTAATCCATAGTCATTGCCTTTGGCATCGTGTAATCTTATTTGCATCAACTGCTTTCCCTTATAATGATTAGGAAACTGATTTCTTAATTTTTCAATCTGCTCTTCTGTGTAGCCATCAACTATAAAACTTGCGGTCGGATCACTCTGCGGTTTTAGTGTAACATTTATACCTCTATTCCAGAACCTCTCACATCTTTCATAATACTCGTCAAACAAATTAGGAACCATTACCTGATTGATTGTTATGTTGATATCATGTTCCATTAGATACAGACACTTGTCACCAAACTCTGTTTCGTTAGCATATTCTGCATGGTAACTTGCCGTAAGGCTTTTCTTGTTTAAACTGTTTGTTGATTCTATCCAACGCTGCCACCATGTTTCGTTTGGTGATAGATTTGTGGTCATGTGTATGCTTTGATATGGCGACACATCATCTGCATAGTATTCAATCAAATCTAATAATTTCTTGTATGCGGTAGGTTCGCCACCACTAAACGAAAAATGGAAACTATCAAATCCATTGTGCCTAGCCTGGCTCTTGATGCTGTCTATGGTTTTAACATAGACTTCATAGTCCTGATGATCGGGTTTGTCGGCATTCGCATAGGGCCAACAGTAGGAACACTTGTAGTTACAGAACCTTCCCAGTATCCAACTCACGTTGAACAATGGATAATCCAGCATTGTAAATTGTCCAAACTTGACTATATTTTGGAAAGGTATAAGAGTAAAATCGTTCATTATATACGTATTTAACCACTCTTGGCCTTGACAACCGCGTTTAAGGCTTATATAATAGTGTTGTGTTTAAATACATGACACTTAATACGGAGAAAAATAATGTCAAATACAGAAGCAATCAAATCTGCAATGGAAGCATTCCTAGCAGAGGACGAGAAATTTGAAGCAGGAAATGGTGCTGCTGGAACACGTGCTAGAAAGGCACTCCAGGAGATGGCAAAGGCAATCAAGGTTCGCAGAGCAGAAATCACAGAAACCAAGAATGCCCGCAAAGCAGAAAAGATGGGTGGCTAAATGGATGACGACAAGAGTTATACTATAACGCTTGATCCAACTTATACATATAGTGGCGGTGCTGCGACAACCAGCACTGTCACTATGCCTAGTATTGATATAGATGATCAAATTTCAAACGGAACATTCACAATAGATACTTCCAGCATTCAGGATACAGGTGACTACGCATATGGGAATTGGGGTAGTGATATTTCGGTTCCAGAAGAGGGTGACATCAAGATTGGCGGTAGGAGCCTAAAGACATTCATGGATACTATGGAAAAGAGAATGGCCATCCTACAACCGGATCCAGCCAAACTAGAAAAATTTGAAGCACTGCAAAAGGCATACGAACACTATAAACACTTAGAAAGGTTATGCGAAATAGATGACGAGGACGAGGACGAGGACGAAAGCCCAAACTGGTAAGGACAAGAACAGGCTATTCCGAGACATCATGAGAATTGGTGTTCTCGAAGACGAAATCAAATACGCCAAGAGCCAGTTACAACCACATGACACCGGACACATATACACATCAATAGATTGGCTGGAACACAGAGTTAGACAACTGAAAGGAATAAAGGACGATGACTACTAGCGTGAAATTAATTTCCTATTCCAAGGCCCCCGAGGGCCTGGGCCTCGACAACTGCCAGGAACTTATTGCTTACTGTGCAAGGGTAAGCAATCCAAGCAATCAAATGAATTCAGAAACATCGGAGAAACTAATCAAGTATCTGATCAAACACGCACACTGGTCACCACTTGAAATGGTAAGTGCCTGCCTGGAGATCAATACCACACGTGACATTGCACACCAGATTGTGCGACATCGCTCATTCAGTTTCCAGGAGTTCAGCCAACGCTATGCGGATCCCGCGGAGTTTGGCAATCAGTTTGTTATCCGTGAGGCACGCCTACAGGATGACAAGAACAGGCAGAACTCAATCGAAACCGATGATGTCAATCTAAGGCAGAACTGGGTAAGGAAACAGGAAGCGGTAATCCAAGCCGCAAAGGACGCATATCGTTGGGCAATTGACAATGGCATTGCCAAGGAACAGGCCCGTGCGGTATTACCCGAAGGCAACACTAAAACACGTTTATATATGAACGGAACGCTTCGTAGTTGGATTCACTACATTGAACTGCGTGGCGCAAACGGAACACAGAAAGAACACATGGAAATCGCACACGCCTGTGCGA